TTCGTTTACTTAATCTCCAAATGTTCTAATTGTAACCATATTTAAAAGGAAAATTAAAATGAAAAAAATAATTATACACTGGACAGCCGGAGGGCCTGTCCCAACTTCGTATGAAAAAGAATGCTATCACTATCTAGTAGATAGTCTGGGAAAAATTCATTTAGGTAAATTCAAGCCCGAAGCTAATTTAATCTGCAGGACAGGCATGTACGCTTCGCATACAGGTGGAGGGAACACAAGTGCTATTGGGGTTTCTATGTGTGCAATGGCAAACTTTAGAAACAAAAATAATCAGGGGAATTTCCCCATCACCAAGTGTCAATTTGAGGCAACAATGAAGTTGACGGCTCAACTGGCTTTTAAATACCAGATTAACGTCACTCCGGAAAACGTTATGACACATTATGAATTTGGGAAAAAGCACCCTGAAACAACCAGCAATGGGAAAATCGACATAATTTTCCTCCCGCCTTTCCCTTGGATAAGCAAAGAGGATGTCGGAAGTTTTATCCGTTCAAAAATTAGGTGGTATATGGAGAATGAAGATTAAATGGAGGAGTGGAAGCTCGGAAGTAAATTTAGTGGTAACAAAGTAGTTTAGAAAGCGAAATTTAAACAATTTCGTATTGAGGAACCAAAAATGAAGACGTTTTTTTATAATCTGTCAGGTGGGATTAATAAGTCATCTACCAAAACAGAATTGGGTATGGATGTAAACAAATTATATTGGTCGGATTCCAAAAACATGGAAATTTTGCAAAACAAAGGGTTAATACGGCAACGAGGAAATGTTTTGCTTGCAAGTACCCCTAGTCCAGAAAAAATTATTGCTATGCACCAAATGAAATACGCAAAGGTTTACAATCTGATAATTGCAACAAGCACCGGTAACCTATTTGTTTTTAACCCGAAAAACTTACAGTTGAAAAAATTAGTCAAAACAGTAAGCGGCACAAGCCGTTTGAATTTCGCAGATTTTTTAAACGGGGTAATTGTTTCAAGTAAAGACGATACGCCATTTTTCATAAAAAACAACTCCACTTTTGATGTATTAGATTGTAATTTAATAAACGGTGAAGATCAAGAAGTCAAAAGCGACGTTATAGCAGTCCACAAGGGCAGGGTATGGGTTGCCGGTGACGCCAGTATCTATTTTTCCGCACTTGGGCGTTACGACGATTTCACGACAGAGGACGACGCAGGTTACATAAACAACTTCCACACGGACACAGATGACATAATTGCCTTAAAACCCTACAAGGACTATTTGGCAATCTACAAAAAACACAGGGTTTACCTTTTAACCGGTTCCAGCACTGCAGATTTCGCCATTGTGCCTTTTGCCGACAAAGGGACAACGTCATTCAGTTCCGTCGTAAACGTTAACAACAGGCAGTATTTTTTAAACCAAGGGGTGTTCTCACTCGAGCAGGCGGGGGATTTAAGTCAAATCCAGCTGGGGCAGGAAATTACTTTGAATATTAGGTCGGAGTTTGACAACTTCGACAAAGAACGTTTTGATGAAGTCGTAGCACTTCATTATGAGCGAAAAAATCAGGTTTGGTATTTTATTCCCTATAAAGATACTGAATATTTCCACACAATATGGATAAATGATTATGTGAATAAAGCTTGGTTCAAAAGAGTCTTGCCGCAAAATATCACTGCTGCTTGTGTCTTTGACGAGGATATTATAACGGCAGACAGTTTGGGGAATATCTATAAAGAAGATTTCGGATCTACTTTTAGTGGACTACCAATAGAGTTTATGTGGAAGTCTCCTTTCCTTGCCGCCGGCGAGACCAACGTGAGAAAAACAATCGACGAATTTTACTTTTTATTAGACGAAAGTTACGATAACAATTTTAATTTTTCGGTCTACAAAGATTACGATAGCGAGTACAAGGACGATATCGAATTGGTGTATTCGACAAACTATGACAATCTCAACTGGAATGTTGAAAATGCTGAATTCGAGCAGAACTTTTACTGGGATAGTGAAACAGAGTCCTCGCAGTGGGCTGTCAGTGCCGACGCCACTTATAAGGCAGAAATCTCAGAGTCAAACTATTCAGTGCAGCTTTGTGTCGAAGGTTCATCCGTGGAAAAAAATGTAGCAATTATTGGATTGGAATTTAAAGAAATTTACGTGGATGAATAGTAAGACTAATGTATAAAAAATTCTGTACCACTCATAAAAGTGTGAAGAGTGAGTTGTGAGTGGTGAGGTAAAATTACCCTTCACACTTCACATCTCACTCTTCACTTAACAAAGCACATTTAATCAAGAAAGGAAGAAAAAATGAGCGAACAAACATCTAACGCATATTCTGCGTTTATTCCGGAAATCTGGAGCCAAAAATTAAACACAATGTTATCAAAAAACTGTGTTATGCTTCAGTGTGTAAATAGAAATTACGAGGGTGAAATCAAAAACCAAGGGGACTGTGTAAAAATTATCACCCCTGCTGACGTTATGATTTCAACTGTGAGTTCTTCGGCTATTACTTACAGTGAATTGTCTCCCGATTCTGCCGATTTGATTATCGATCAGAAGAAATTCTTTGCGTTTAAAATCAACGATGTTGGTCAAGCGCAAGCGAACCAAAGCATTATGGACGCGCACTTACAAAACGCTAAAAAAGCGATAGAGCAGGTTCAAGATGCTTATCTTTTGTCACAACATGCTTATGCAGACGTTAATAACGTCGTTGGGACAGAATCGGCTGCCGTTACTTTAAACAAGACAACTATTTATGAAAACTTTGTTGCACTTGCTTTAAAACTGAAAAATGCAGACGCAGTTTCTAACAACCAAAAGCCATGGGTTGTTATTAACCCTATTATCGAATCTTACCTATTGCAAAGTCCTGAATTCATCAGTGCCCACAACGTTGCAGATGAAACTCTACGCGAAGGTGCAATCGGAAGAATCGCTGGCATGGACGTTTTGGTCAGCACAAATTTGTCGGCTGTAGCTGGTAAATTCTATGTACTAGCCGGTACAAACGAGGCCATTACTTTCGCTTCTCAACTGTCAAAAGTTGAAAGTCTAAGAGACAAAGACAGCTTCTCTGATCTGGTTAGAGGGTTGTATTTGTACGGTGCAAAAACAGTTCAGTCAAAATCTTTGGCTAAAATGATTATTACAGCGGTATAGCGGGTTTTCGACAGAGAGTGAAATGTACGCAGAATTGCGTGACGTTGTAACTCGTTTAATGGCGAATAATCCAAGACAAAAAGGTGAAGAGTGAAGGGTGAAGAGAAATTTTCACCTCACGCTTCACTTCTCAACACTAACTTTCAAAGGAAGGAAAACTATGTTTAAGAATTTAAAAACAACTATATCCGAGCTTGCCTATTCTGCCGTTAATATGGCGGAGCAGTCGCTTGACACCGCTTGCGGACAGGACAAAAAAAATTTGGCGATCGAATACGTAATTTCTATGTTGCCGATTTTGCCTCCTATGAAAAAAATGGTTGTCGTACTGTTATCAGGCTTTATCGACGCTGCAATAGAAAAAGCAGTTGGCTATATGAATGATATGAAAAATGCGGAGGGCTAAATGAGCCAAATTCAAAATAACGAAAGTTCAGCTGACGCTGATAGCCAAGAATTACAGTCACCAGAAGGATTAACGGAGGCACTGAAAACCCCCGATGTTTCGACAGAATCGACTGAAAAATTCAAATTAAATGAGGATGAGCTCGACACTTACAACAAGGTTCTTGAAAAACTTGATATTAAATCTAAAGCTAAAGCTGAATTACCGGCCGAAGTCCAGGATGTAAATCAAGCTGTTCAGGAAAAGTTTATGCAGGAAAGAGATTTAAAAAGTGAGGCACAACTTAATCACAACAAGGATTTTGAAAACTCTCAAAAAAAAATCCAGGTAGAAAATATAGTTGCACAAGATTTTGCCAAAATTCAAAACCTTATGCAATTTGGTTTAATCAATTCGTTGCAAGGACAAAATTTAAAGCAACAGGTACTAAAAAAAGCGTTTGATAATGTAGTACAAAACGAATTGGTTCAACAAAACTCTCCTCCCGCATCTCAAAACAAAAGTTTTGACAAATCAGTAGTGTTCAGCGAATTTCACAAAGATAAGCCTGATTTCTTTAATTCCGAAGGGAGAAAAGAAGTTTTGGACTATCTAAAATCTGACGATGTAATTATTGGAAAAGATGAACTTAAAAAGATATCGTCGATGGTAGAACACCTTGAAAAAACAGCCATTGACAGGTATTTAAAAAATGAAGCTCACCAGAAGAGCTTGAACAATTCAAATGAAGTTGCAAAGCAGAAATTGACGGCCAACGCCCAAAATTCCAGTTTTCAGGATAAGAATTTTTTAAGAACTTTTACACGTGGGCAAATCGGCAAAATGAGTGGTGCGGAATTCGCAAAATATGAACCTCTAATTATGGAGCAACTCAAAAAGGGGCTTATACAGTAAGTGAATAGTGAAAAGTAAAAGGTGAAAAGAAGTTATTTTTTTTGCTTTTTACTCTTTGCTTAATAAAGGAGAACAAATGAATTACTTTGATTTGATAAACAAATGTTTGGTTGAACTTAATTACAAAAAATGCAGAACATTCGTAGAATTAACAAAAAATGACCATGAGAAAATTAAAAATATTTTGAATATAATAAACGCGGAAGTGTGCAGTTTTGACAATTGGAGCTTTCTCTTGAGGAAAGTCCAAATAACTTTGCCAAAAAACACCGGAGAAATTTTGAACACAGTTAAGGGCAGAATCCATTCTATATACATAGATGGGGTCAAGTACAATTACTACAGTGATTTTGAAAAGTTTTTGCTCAACAATCAACCTTCTAATACTTACAGTTCGTTCAATGACACTCTACTGGTACCGCTTTTCAATCAAGACAAAATTATTGAAGTCATCTACTATACAAATCAGTTTGCACAAAATGCAAGCGGTGAAGATGTCGCACAAATGGATCTAGAAACAGACATTCCTGTGATACCTGTTCCCTTTGTGGAGCAGATTTTGGTTTATGGGACATGTATGAGATTAAAAGCAAACCCTGAACACAGCAAATTCAGTTACTGGTTTGGCATGTACAAAGAGGCGATTGCAACGTTGCGTTCCAAAATCGGCACCAGCGCGTTGGAAACTCCTCAAATAAAGTTATTCCGAAATTAACGAGTTAAATGTTTTTTTTAGATACTACAAATAATTATAAGAAATGTAAAAATGGATAAATTAACAAAACAGCAAAAAGAGTTTGTTTCAGATTACATAAAAACACTCGATGCCGAGCTCTCAGCGAAAAATGCCGGATACAAATCTAAAGATTTTAAGGAAGTTGCTGATAAATTATTATCTAACAATTTCGTAATAACCGAGATAAAATCCCAGCTTAAATGCCATATTTCTTCGCTAAGGGTGCACAAAGGCTATGTCGTCCAAAAATTATTAGAGATAGCTGAGTTTTCTTTGGAGGAGGAAGATATCTTGGATAAGGACGGCGGGTTTACTGGAAAAAAGAAGCTCCGTGATGCGACAGTCGGACTACGTGCGTTGGAATCTTTGTGTAAGCACCTCGGTTTTAGTGCTAAAAGTGATGATATTGAGGGTTCTGAAACGAAAATTATAACAATAAATAATCTTGACGAAGATAAAATTTAATCGAGAAAAGAAAGGTAATATTATGAACAAAGACGAAAAGGATATTGAAGAGAGACTTTTAAGCAATTCTTCACTAGATGAATTAATAAAAATCAAGATGGAACAAGAGCTTAAACTGGAATTTGATAGATCGAATCTAGTTCCTTCTATTAACAAGGTAACAGATATTTCAAAGGTTCCGCAGCATTTAATATTTAGTAAAAAATCGGTTTTTAGGATGTTTAACCGAGTCAATAAGTCGGAAACTTTTTTAAATGGAATCCAAGCAGAGGCAATGATTGGCCTGCAAAGTTCTGTCAGGGACAAGATAAAGGCAGGGCTGATGGATGCGTTTGCTACAGATGGCGCATACGTGAAATTTGAGGGAATTGAGATTTGAATGGGTGAATCGTAAATAGATACCCTACTTGCGGAGCATAAAATTATACTTACAGTGTTATTCCTTGCAAAAATCCAAAAGACATTAGTCAAAGGCATTTTTATAAATCTACACAGTGTCTCTACGCAAGTAGTGCAAAAAAAAAGCGGTCACTTGACCGCTAGCCTTCACTTTAGCACTTAAAAAATTATTTAATGAATAACGGTACAAGTTCGTTAGAAAATAATACAAAAAAGAGTAATAATGCACTCACTGCAAGCGTTTTTTGCATATCAGCGAACAAGAACATTCTTTTGTTCTTTCTCAAGTCTTTTATCGCAATAAATTCTTGAGTATAAGGTTTTGATGGAAGATTTTTTTCGATTTCCTCGATAACATTTGATAATTTAACTTTTATCAAAAAGTTATAAGAATCCATGTTTATCCACCATAAAACACAAACAGCCATACCAGCTGCACTAAAAATTAAAACCGATGTTAAGCCATAATCAAATGAAAAGTTTTTCATAAGAAACATCACGAAAATTAAAGTTAAAATTAGTAGTAGGTAAAACTTGTTTGTGTGAAAACTTCTATCAACAAACTTCTCTTTTTGTTCAGTAAATAACTTGTATTGCTGAAATAAAATTTCATCAGAGTTCATATAATACCATCCTTTCGTTGTGTCAATTGTATAGCTATATTAAGGAAAAGTCAATAGGTTATGAGTAAATTTATTAAAATTATTATAGATAAAGGAAAAAATGACTTTAGAAATATTCAATATATACCACAGGTAATAGCTTTGTACGAGAGGTTTTCAAAATATTTGAATGATGATTATTTTCTACAAGGTGAAAAAAGTTCAATAGAAGTGGTTTTGAGTCTTGTCGAGAGAACAACGCCCTATTTCTGGGCTGTTATTTGTAAAAAAAGCGGAAAACTCGCTGGTTTTGTATTTCTTGATAATTGGGTTGGAGCAAAAAGCCAGGTTCATAGTGCCGAAGTCACTACTTGCTTTAATCCTATGTATTGGGGAAATTACACCAAAATCTGTGCAAAAAAATTCATCAAATACAGCTTCAAAAAGTATAAACTGAAAAAGCTGAAAGCGCATGTTTTCTCCCAGAACTTCAAGGTGAAAGCGTTGTTAAAGCGCTCAGGGTTTAAAAAAGAGGCAGTATTAAAGGCAGAAACACTCAAAAATGGCCAATTGCAGGATATAGAAGTATTTTCAATTATTAGAAGACTGTAGCAAAGCTAGTAGCAAAAGAGGTGCGAGCGGATAAAGCCAATCAGAAAGTGGTGTTCGACAGCATTAAGCAGCGAGTGCATAAATCTAGTAAGCCTGTAAAAATACAAGTTAGTAGAGTAAAAAATAAATTAGAAAGGCGAAGTTGAAATAATTTCGTGTTGAGGTAAAAAATGAAATTTGAAAAAACGAAGGAAGACTTAACGACTAAATTGAAGTCTGAAGAAGAGGCATGTCTTCTTCAAAAAATACCCCAAATCTACGATGATTTGGACGACAACCGAAGAAGTCAGCTTGATGACATCAATTTGGTTAGAGATACTATTTACAATAATCAAACCCCAAAAAATAGCGGATGGGACACTAAAGTCGAGCTTCCGGATATTTATGAGCTGGCGCAAACCCTTAAATCCCACATCAGCGAAAATTTGTATTCGCATCCAGATGCAATGTTTGATGTTTCAGGAACAAACCCTCAAACCCAGGCATTTGCAAACAAGCAGAAAGCTATGTTGGTAAGCACTTTTGAGCAAATGAAGCTGGAAGACGAACTGGAAAAGGTTGTTGATAGCATCGTAGAAACAGGCGAAAGTACCTTGTTTGTTGGTTGGGAAACAAAAATAAAAAATACAAGACGAGCGCAAAGTGTCGAAGAGCAGCTGCTATCGCCATCTGATGATGGTTTTGTTGTTGAGACAAAACTGGTTTATGACAACGCAAAAGTAAAGCACATCAAGCCAGAAGATTTTGTTTTTGACCATCAAAGGCGAGACAATTGGGATTCCTGTGCGAAAATATACAGAACTTATTTGGATGTCGAGGAGTTGATTTCAAATAAAGCAAACCACCTTTTGACAACTGATAAAATCACAACATTGAAAGGGGTGGTGGCCAATAAAAACAGAAAAGAGACGGACAAATCTGTCAATGATAACCGCGTGGAAATTTTAGAATACTGGGGCGATATAGAACTAAAATCCGGCGCTGTTCTCAAAAACTGGTTGATTGTGGTTGCTGCACGTAAAGAAATAATCAGATTCGAGGCAAATCCCTTTATAATCAATCCGTTCATACATTCAAATGTCATAGAAAGCCCAAGTACCGGCCGAGGTATTTCTCCTTTGAGAGTGGCATTAATATTAAACCATATTTCTTCAACCATTTTAAACAAACAAATCGACGCGCTAGCATTGATGATGAACCCGCCTTATTTGGCACCAAAAGGGTGTTTTAAAGGAGAGCAGATAGTAAAGCCCGGGAAAATAATTGAATACGATTCCGCACTTATGCCAACGGCTCCGACTCCTTTGAATTTTGAAAAAGCACTCCATGGCTGGGATTTTCTTAATTATTTTAAATCCACAATCGAAAGTGCGACCGGAATTTTTAAAAACATGTCGGGAGGTCTTCAGTCGCAGCAGCGTACTGCAACTGAATTAAACTACTCAGTTAGCGGTCAAGCTGTTAGATTGAACATGCTTCTTGATGCAGTTAACAGAAAGCTGATAGTTCCGATGGTCGAAAAAACTGCCGAAATTATAGCCAACTTCAAACTTGGTAGAGAGATTATAAGTATAAACGACCGCGGGAAAACGATGTTTATAGAAATTGATGACGGGATAAGAAACGCTGATTACGTTTATCGTTACGGCGACAGAAAGGCATCCTTAGAAAGAAAACTTCGCTCTAAGGAGATGTTCGACGTTATTCGTAATTTTGCCGAAGTTCCAACAATGATGGAGAAAATTAATTGGGTTGAATGTTTTAAATTTGCCTTAGAGCAGTATGGGATAGAGAATGCGAACAACTTTTTGATTGAGCAAAATATGTTTTAATGATTATTATTGCATTTGTCGGACCTTTAGGCCCATGAACATTAAAATTATTAGTTTGAAACCAAAAAGTAGTAATGGTAAAGCTAAAATATTACCGTTACGGAGGGCGGCAGGCAAAGCCTGCTGCCCTTTTTTTATATGAGCAGTTTGCCAGAATAGGAATATATGGAGTATAAATTATTAAAAGCACAGAGGGAATTTTTAGAAATCCCTCACGAGTACAGCTTAGACGTTGCAGTTTACCAAGGTGGGTTTGGTTCTGGGAAGACATTTGCAGGCTCCTTGCTAGGCATTTTACTGTGTTTGAAATTCCCCGGAATAAGGGGACTTGTAGGCGCGCAGACCTACACTCTTGTTCGAGATACCACTCTTCAATCATATTTTGAACATCTGGAAAACCTTAACTTTGTTGATAAACGCGACTACATTTGGTCAAATTCTCTCCAAAAATTAATTTTTAAAAACGGCTCTGAGATTATGTTTCGACACTTTGATGAGCCCAATAAATTGAAATCATTGAATTTGGGGTTCGTTGAAATCGAAGAAATGTCCGACGTTCCTTATTCGACTTTTAAAATGATTTTGGGAAGAATGAGACAGGCGATAAAAAAAGACTGGAAAGATTTTACCTATAGAATCTTCGGACACACTAACCCTGAATTCCAAAGGGGATGGGTTTACAAAACATTTGTTGAAGATTATAAGCCAAACTATCGTCTAATTTCGGCGCCTACAACAGAAAATATTTATCTACCAGATGGCTTTTGTGACGAGTTGAAAAAACTTTATGACGAGGAATATTACAGAATTTTTGTTATGGCCCAAAACGGCGAATACGACAAAGGTCTTATTATCAAAGATTTTACACACGAAAACATAAAGGAAATCCAGTACCAGCAGGATATGGATTTGCATATAACTTGCGACTTCAACGTTGATCCGATGGCTTGGGTTTTGGCCCACAGGACAGAAGACAAGGTATTTTTCTTTGACGAAGTTGTTTTGGAGAATACCACAACAGCCAAGGCTTGCGACGAATTTTGTTACAGGTATCCGAGCCACAAAGCCAAAATTATTATAAACGGCGATGCCTCCGGCGACAACCGAAGCTGCACGAGTGAATTCACCAATTACGTTATTATAAAGAAGAAGTTGGAAAAATTTGGATACGAGGACGTGGAAATCCACATAAAAGGCTTCAATCCGCTTATAAAAAATAGGATTATGGCGTTCAACTCCAAAGTACGCTCAGCCGACGGAAACGTAAGGCTTTTTGTCGATAAAAAGTGCGACAAATTGCTGTATAACATCTACAATTTAAGGTACAAAGAGGGTTCGTCAAAAATTGATTTACCTTCCTATCACCAGATAAAAAGTGCAAAAGAGCTAAAATTCTTAGGACACCCAATGGACGCGGCGTCCTACCTTGTAGAATACTATTGGCCACTTAGTATTTAAGAGAGGAGGGAAGAGTGAAGGGAGTCAACAACCGAAGCCTTTACTTTATTAATATTTTGATATGAAGGGAAAATATATAAATGAATGACTTATTACATTATTCGCCCATAATCGTTGCGATTGTAGTCTTTTTAATCCAACAGAGAATTGTGGTTACCCCAGAGCAGCTGGAAAAAAAGCACAGAGAGATCTTGGAAGATGCCGAAAACAAATTCGCCACTCTTAACAGTGTAACAGATCTAAAAGAACAGTTTTCTGATATGAAAGATAAAATTGATAAAATTTATGATTGCATAATTGCAGGAAAATAA